CAGTCCGTACGGGAATCGAACCCTAAAGTAATTGCCTTGAAATGGCTTAAAATAGCCATTATTTCAATTTTTCTTTGAGTACCTTTGAGTACTAGGGACTCATAATGCTTCGATTAAGTCAAGTTCCTGTCTCTTTTCCTCAATTCCGGTACGGTCAAAATAATAATGATCTTTTGTGCAACTAATGTCTGTATGCCCCATAGTATCAAGGATTGTGGACTCTTTCACTTTCCCGTCAAGAAGAATACTTCCGTATGTCTTTCGGATTTTGTGCGGAGATTTCACTTTCATTCGCAGTTCATGTTCACAGACATACCGCAAACGTTCACGAAAGTTGTAGGATTTCAACCGTTCTCCGTCTCTCTCAAATAGATATTCCCCGAAGGGATTTCTCTTTCGTACTTCATCAAGAATCCATTTGTACTTATCCGGCAATATGGCAAATCGCAATCCGGCTTCTGATTTCGGAAAATCTTTGACCTCATAGTGAAAGCCATCATCATCACGGTAACGAGTCTCTGTAGAATTGATAGCAACCGTGTAGTTTTCAACATCTTTCCGCTTTAATGTCGACAATTCTCCGACGCGGACTCCTGTCTTAAACATAAATAACAATCCAAGGTTTACTATGTCCAAGTGATTCCTTAAGTACATCTCCATGCGTTCCTTTTCATCCGGCATATATACTTGGTCTTTCGCCTGTCGGACTACGTGCTTAAACGCTTTTGGTGATATATCCATATCTTTCAGCGTGTATGTAATGGAAAACTTAACATACTTCTTCCGCTTGGCATACTTAAAGATTCCATAGATCAGCGTCCGGAAGTTTGAGAATGCCTTGGAAGTCATGTCGAAATCATGGATGCTGTTTCGTATAAACGTTTCAAGATCGCATTCGTCTACACTTTTGATTCGCTTATCCTTGATACCGTCAAAGCACCTCTGAAAGTCCATTAAGTATCTGTCATAGGTTGCCCTGCTGATTTCTTCAAGTTCCAGCTTTTGTGAAATCCAACGGTTGAAGATTTCCTCTACTGTGGGGTCATCCTCTCTCTCTTTCCAATAATCAATGATTTTCTGCTCGACCGCTTCTCTGCGCTTTGCCTTGATTTTACGTCTGCCTTTTACTTCATCCGGCAGATATGAGTACCAGTTCTCATCCTTTCCTTGATAGATTTTATAAGGGTTTTTGTTGAGTAATTTTTCTCTCTTTTGCATAGTGACTTGTTTCTGCACAAGTGCTATGTCGAGAATACCACTATCAACGGCATATTTCAACAGTTCTTTTTCATCCAATCAAATACCCCCGTTCTTTCTATTTTATCCTTTATATCTCTCACTCTGTACTCTATCGTTCTTAGTGATAGATTTTCTTTTGTGGATATTTGCTTTTGTGAAAAACCACGGCAGAGAAGAGAGAAAATCCTCTCCTCTTCTTCCGTGAAATTGGCATTTTCTTTGATTTGTTCAAGTTCTGGCTTAATGAATTTTGTAAATTTCATAAGCCATTTCTCCTGTTAAATATAATCACTTAATCTCATTTGTGCCATTTCGGTATCTAACCTCTGCTTTGATACCTTGTAATAGTATTCGTCAAGCTCAAACCCGACAAATTTATGATTTGTGTTATAACAAGCTATCAAGCTACTCGCACCGCCTACATGAGTATCAAGCATAATGTCATTAGGTTTTGCGTATCTGTTTAATAACCATTCATATAGTGCAATGGGCTTCTGTGTTGGGTGTATGCGCTTTTCGTTCAATCTTTTGTTGCCCTGTTGGGTAGTACCTTCAGTAATTGATTTTCCTTGGAACATTCCTCGCCACATATAGCGAAAAATATCAATCCTATCATTCATACTGCAGTATGCTATTTCTGCATCCGACTGATCGCTTCCATCGTTGCATTTATCCCAAACGATACGACCGCCTATTAGGGGATAATCAAAGTAATTGCAGCCAAAAATAATTTGATTTTTTGAAACCCTCATGAGTTCATTGAAGTATTCTTCTGAAGGCGGCTCATTATCCCATTTCCGATTTTCGTACTGCCCATCTTTTACGAATATTTTACTTCCGTTTTTCTGTTTGACATATCCGCTCCTATTTCTTCCACCGTGTTCCTTTCTCCCATAAGGCGGGTCTACAATCGCAAGGTCAAAATATTTGTCGGGAAATTCTTTCATTCCTTGCATACAATCCATGTTGTAATATCCAAAATCTAACATTTTCTCTTACCAAAAGGAAACCTTGGTTTTATGTGCGCACAACCTATTCCTTTCTGATAATTTTAGTTGTTGTATCTTTTGTGTACAGTATTCTGCACCTTGTTCATGCCTTTAATGCCACCAACCAGGTAAGCAATATCAGCCCTGTTTTCAGTTGCTTTCGTTTCGGCTTCAATATCTCTCAATCCGTATTCAATTTGAATAATCTCGTTAGCAACTATCCTTTTTAGAATCTCGTCGCACTTCTTCTTGCTTAAAATCTTCACTCTGTTTCGCTCCTTTCAACTGTTGTGCTATCTGTTTTACTTGTCTTATGGCATTTTCCAAAGTTGCGCCCTCGGTTGGTAATCCGCTTGACATAGCCATTCCGAAAAAACGCTCAATGATGTTAGCGGTCAAATCATCAACAGCTTTGTCATAGATACTATCCCCGCGCACTTCGTCAAGACAGTATTTCAAGTCTTTAATAAGTCTTGCTGTTCCGTATAAGTGATACTCATTTTTTAGCATCGGGATAACTTCTGCTATTCTCGATTCAAATTCCATACGCTTAATTAGTTCTTTATCAATCATCATTGCCACCCTATTTCGCACAATCGCTTCTAAGCATATCTGCCTTGATTAACTCGTAGATAATATCAAGGTAAGTTCTGTTGTCTCTGTATCTGCAATTAGCGTCTTTGTGAATTCTTGGGTCATTATCACTCCAATCGTTAACGTCAAAATGCACATCACTAACAAAAAGCATTTTTACGCCTCTTGATACGCACAAGTAATAACAGCCCTGTTTGCCATATTCGCCCTTGCATTTCTTAAAGCCGAACTTCTCAAACTCTTTAGCTTTAGCTGTTGGTATCAGCATTCACTTTCACCCACTTTCAATAAATCCATAAACCTTTAAGTTGCAACCTCGGTTTACCGAGGATTCGTTATTCCTTTCTTTTTCTTAAAATTTCATCTAAACAGGCATTCCAACCGCTTTTAAAAACTTCATATCCTTTTTCTGTATAATATACTCCCGGTTTTAATTCTGGATTGTTTGGATTTTTCTCTGGCAACTCCCGGAGAGGACACCAATCCGGCTTTTCTCCGTCTGGTAAAAGTTTTCCTGCCGCACAACACATATATTCGTCATCCTCTGTCTCATAGCACAATGTGCATTTCTGGCACACCTGTTCCGGCATATCCGTAACCAATACTGCTTTAGCCATCTACTCCACCGCCTTTCACGATTGTAATTGTGTCTGCAAGCTCCACTACTGGCATTGTTCCAAGTCTTTCTGCTTCGTCTGCATTACTGTATGCTTCTAACTGCTCCACAACCTTGTCCGCATCGTAGGCGGTCGGCTGTGCATCTATCTCGCTCGCCCTCCTATTCCATGCTTTCACAAATTCGCCCCAGTCATATGTACCAGTGCAAAACTCTAAACCGCATTCGCAATGGATGTTTATAGGATCACCGCCACTGTCCGGATCTATAAATGTTGGACTCCAATCCTTGCTTGGATCGTACACATCTTTTTCAACTATGCTGTGCCCACAGAACGGACATGGTTTTAATTTTTCGCTCATTCTTCATCATCTCCAAAACTAAATTCAATCTCGTCACTCGAATCGACACATAACTGTTCGCACTTGGCTCTTGTGGATGTACCACCGGAATGACTGGTGGCTAAAAGAAACAATTCTTGAACGATATTGAAATATGACATTCTGTAACAAAACTTTTCATCTTCACACAGTTCTTTAATGGAATCTTCGCCATGCACATATTCGTACCATTCCTCGAACTTACCAACCAGTTCCCGCATAAGGCTGATACAATATTTCAAGATATGCTTTTCATCGTGACTTTCCAACTCTTTATCATCTTTCTGCTTTTCCACCGCTTCCCGGCATTCTTCCGGCGTGCCGATTGCCCGGTACTGCTCGATTTCTTCAAGTGCATTGACTGCCATTTCAATCTCTTCTGGAAATGATGTTCCACTCTGTGCTCTGTAGCATTTCAAACATTCTATTGCTTCATTCTCTGTCATTCCCACACCTCCAACAGCTCTGGATTGTCAAATATGTTGCCGATAACTTCAACGCACTTTCGTTCAAGTGCATAAAATCCTAAATTACAGTAGCAATATCCGCTTTCTTTTCCTTTTGAATAACTATAATCAAGCGTCCAATCGCCATTATTATATTTTACTATTTCCGGATATTCTTCTTTTCTGTCACAAATGTCATTTTCCCAAATCAGCTTGCCGTTCTTGTCTTTTAAGCCGGTACATTGGCAAATAGTGGATGAATCTACTTCAATAGAGTTCCATAATGCTTGAGTTCTAGATATCGACTTTAATCGTGTTTTATCTTCTTGCTCGGATGAAATCCAACTTCGCACTCCTTTAAAAAACGGATTTTGAATAAGACTTCCTATAATCCATTCTCCGTTATCAAGTCTCTTTGCTTTAAATAAATATCTATCTTCCATACGCTCTCCTATTCCGCTTCTGATTGAAGTTCTTTTATCCATCCATCATAATCCCATGAACTTCCACATATAGTGTCGCTTGTTACAGTTGCTAGAAAATCCGCCAACTCTTCATCCGACATATTCCTTATCCTGTCGGCATTGGTGTGGTTACCATCACATCTGCAACACGGCTCGTTATCTCTTGAATTGCTGTTGTGCTTGCAATTGCAGTCGTGTGTCTTTTCCTTTGTGGCTAAGTCAAGATAATATTTCAAATCTTTTATCAAACTGATAGTTCCGTAGAGTTGTTTTCCCTCAAGCATTTCAACGACTTCCGATATTCTTCTATCAAAGTCTCGCTTGTTTACACTTTCAAGAAGCTTACTCATTTTCTTCACCTCTCAATTCTTTCAGTTTTGCTTCTGCTTCCTCGTATGAAAGAAAAACAGTTTTGCCTATCTCACTTACCGGAATACAAAATGGCTCATCGTTATTAAAAAGTCGAACCGGTAATGCTTGTGACGCGTAAATGTATGCTTCATCTCCATCATACCAAAAATAAAGGACTCTCCTCATGCTGATAATATCTTCCGGTGTCTCTCCGGCTTCTAATCTGCATTCTACGCATTCGAGATAAAATTCATAGATTTTATCTCCTTTGTTACATGGGAAAATAATCATTCTGCCCTGTTCCTCTGCATCCTCATAATCTGCCAACTTCTCCATTGCGCAATAACCTTCTTCACAGTTGGAATAATATGAATTAGGCTTTTCACCATAGCACGAATACAAGGTTTTTAAGGATTCTTTCTCGTAATTCTCCTTTACTAATATTCCATCCGCTGTTCGCTCTGTTAATCTCTCCATGTCTATTCCTCACTTTCTGCAAGCTTGGCATATTCCCAATAGAACATATCGCAATGCGAACTCCATGATGTCATTCCGTTTCTAAATGCAAATACATGCCCGTCTTCATATTTTGCAAAATGCATCGGAAGCCATTCACCACTTTCGCTATCTTTTACAAAAATTTTCGTATCGACCGCAACCTTACTCCAATCAACAGGCGGCTCAACATACTCTGAATTAAGCCATTCGCGGAAATTATACGCACTACCTTTGCACGAATCTGATTCATAAAAATCGCACTCTTCACATTTAATTTCTTCGCAAATTGCAGGCTTTCCATTTTTTAATCCAAACACAGCTGCGTTTGTCGCAAGTTCTATAATCTCATCTCCGTATTTTTCTTTATTTGTCATATTATTAAACCTCCAAATCACATACAAACTTAATCTCATCAGCTAACGTTTCAGCTATCATAGGAACCGTCAACTGAAACTGCTTGTAATTAGCTAACGTATCAATATAATCAACAAACTTCTCTGAAAACTGCATCAACTGATTTCTAGTGAATTTGAATACGGTCTTTAATGCAGTCATGGTCAACGACATATAGTTAAACATTGATGCGCTTGCCAGCCGATAAGCTTCACGCTCCACGCAATGCCCTTTCCATGCATATAGCTTCATGAGTTGGCTTTGCGGCACGCTATTTACAATTTGTGTGACATTAACTTCATATTTTTCTTTCAACGCATAAGCTAATGCAGTACCATTCATGTTTCTATCTTCTGCCGCCGCTTCGGAATATGCATTTACCGTCCGTTCAAGCCTTGCCATGCGTTTCTGCCCGAATCCGAATTTGTCATGCAAGATAATGTAGCCGATTACAACAAACTCTTTGTATGATTTTGTGATAACCGCATCAGAATTTCGCTTTTCGAAGCTATTTCTGCCAATAATCTTCGTGTCCTGCTTTGTAAAAAACAGATTTTTATTACTTTTTCTCTTTAATGCATTGCTCATACCTACGAATACCTCCGATTCAGATTTTCCCACTGCTTGTACGTCTTTTTCGTAAATGGGTAAATTTTTGATTTCCGAAAGACTCTTTCGCACCGATCGTCAAGTATTTGAACATACCAGTTTTTGTATGTTTTATCCTTGGAATTTGCAATTTGACCGATTTGAATATGTCTTGGCAACCCAATCACCATTCTTACCTCGTTGTTTTTCACCCGGTTGTGTACTTGCCCTGTCTTGAGATTAACAATCTCATACAATCTTTGTTCCGACATTTTTGCCCTTTCTGTATGCAATTTCCAACCATGCAAAATGGCTCAATACAAGCTGTCTTGCACGCTCCTCGATTTCCATACCTTTGTACTTGCTTATCAGTTTTTCTCCGGCTTTCATCACTTCCTGCCACCATGCATCGTCATTATCAGGCACGTAGTAGTCTTGGATAAACTTCCAATAATCCATGAATACTTGCCATTCTTCCGAACCCTTTTCGATCTTTGCACTTGCCATATCCACTACCTCTAAAATGGACAATCACCATTGTATGGTTTAAATCCGTCCCCGCGCTCTTTCTTCTTGATTTCTGCCACAACATCATCAAATGGTTTGCCGATTTCAACAAATTTCATGTGATCTCCGTCAAACTCCATTGCTTCGCGCATCGTCATTCCCTGTCTGTTCTTTTCGATTTTTGCACCCTTGGCTCCCTTGTCATTGTCTGACAAATTCCACAGCATAATTATGTTTGACGCATCCTGTTCGATTGCTCCAGATTCCCTCAACTCTGCCATGGTAGGCTCTTTTGTATCTCTGCTTTCGGAAGCTCTTGTTATCTGTGAAAGTGCTATTACATGTGCATTTAAGTCTCTTGCAACAGATTTTAAACCTCTTGAAATTGATGCTACTTCTTCATTTCTTCCGGAATATCTGTTATCCGGCATAAGCAATTGCAGATAGTCAACAACGATAACGTCAAAGTTTTGGTGCCTGCATTCCGACTTTATCTCTCTCGGAGATACAGTGCCGGACGCAACCCATAATTGATAATTACTCATTTCTTCATTTGCTCGGTTAAATTTTTCCTGTTCATCTCCAAGAAAAGCCTTTGCCCTTCTGATTCTTGTTAAGCCGATTCCCGTAAGTCTTGAAATAAATCGCTCATACACCTGTTTATCGATCATCTCCAAGTTAAAATATGCGACTTTAAGTCCCTTTTTTGCCATATTCCCAATAATCTGCGTTGTGAGTGCGGATTTTCCAACTGCCGGTCTTGCGGCAATTACTGTTACATCACCACGTTCAAGATCTCCAAGTGCATCATCAAGTTGCGATAACCCGATTTTTATACCACCATCTCCAACACTTTCGTTGAAATATTTGTCTTTATTCTCAACTGCAATCTGCTTCATTGGTTTTAGCTTTACTTCTTTTCCCTCTTGCAAATGTTCAAGTCTTGTAAGAAGATCGCTGATTGTATCATCAATGTCGCATGGTTTTAAACTGGATTTCTGATACATGTCACGAACCATTCTTGCCTTGTATTCTTTCGCAACCGCATCGGCATAGCTTTTAACCATAGTTGAAGTAATTGTTCCGGTAATGCAGGATTTCATCAATTTGCTAATCTGCTCCTGTGTGTATTTGTGATTTTCAAGCGCCATTGATAACGACATTGGGTCTATACTTTCATTCCGGTCATACATGGCAAGCATTTCCTTGTATGTGTCCTGCGCAAAATCCGAACTAAACATTTCCGGCTTCAGCGTTCGCCAGATGCTATTTAGCACATCATTGTCAATCAATATGCACCCTATTACTCCGAATTCTGCTTCTGTCAACTGCAATCACCTCGTTTCTCCGCAATCTGCAGCCAATAATCGCAATCATTTTTCAACCAATCAACATATTTGGGGATGTACCGAAAATCCGTATCGTCTGGGTTCTTTTCTTGATAGTCACTCAAATATGCTTCTGTGGCTTTGTATAACAGCCGTGCAATGTCCGGTTGGTTCTCTTCGATAACTTCTAGCACTTTATCCATCCAAGCTGTTTTAGAGGTACTGTACGCTGTTTTCTTGGGGTATATACTAAAAGTCTTTTTCCACGCATCGTCAAAATCAAACAAATCTCCGGAATCGGGCGACAGCGAATTTTCTTTTATATTTTCTTTCTCTTTATCTTCTTCTTTTTCTTCTTCTTTATCTGAAACAGCGACGTCAGACGATTTATCGAGCGATTTTTGCTCAATTAGGTTCTTCTGCTTCTTTCTTCGGTTCTGCTGATATAGCCTGTCACGTTCTTTTTTCTTCTCATAAGCGTCAAGTGTTTGATGCTTATTCCAATTCGGAATCGTTATCACATTGTCAACAACTTCAATCATTCCAAATTCTTCAAAGGTCTTAAGCGCAAGCCTTACCGTGTTCAAATCTCTGCGGAAAATGGTGGCAAGCATTTCATCCGTGAACGGTAACTTGTTGCTCATCATAAACACACCGTTGTTATTCTGTTTCCCTGCGAGAATGAGAAGTTTGAACCAAATCGTAATGATGCTATCTGCACTCGGCATACTCTCAATCAGCAGAATCTTTTCATCATCAAAAACATCTGTCGTGATTTTAATCCACTTGACTTCTGCCATTTAATCACTCTCCTCATATGTATTTTCAGAAATCAAAGCCATAAACTTCTCATACTGTTTTTCAGAAACTTTGTTACCCTGTTTCTCCGGCTTTAAGCGGATTTCAAGGTGCTTTTCAGCGATATGCGATAATTCCTTGGCAAGACTCTTTTTTCCTTGCTTAATTCCGTCATAATAGCCTTTTGCCGGACGGTAATCATCAATCTTAGCTTTGCCCTCGCCCTGTGAACCGCTTGTTTTATTGCGAAGTTGATAGCCTTTGTCTGCATACAGTTTGATAATATACCGCTCCTTCTCGTCCAGCTCATTTTCTGGATAATGCGCGCAACCAACTTTCCAACCATATTTGTTGTCTTGCGAAAACAGACCGTGCTTTTTCAGCGAAAGATCAATGTACTGATACCCAACAAGATGTTGTGCAAGCCTTGTCAAAATATGCTTTGCCTGTCCCACATAGGCGTACCGAAAGCCATCCTCGTCAATCCTTACCAACGTGTATATCCCGCTTTCATCATCCAGCTTTGGGTTCACTTCCAACCAACGTTTTTTGTTCTTTGCTTCAATAGCTTTTGCCTGTCTAAACTTCTTATAGTCCAACCCAATCACTTCCTCTCCAATGGCTTCATGCTCATTTGAGCCACAAACTTTCCGTAACTCATGCCAGAAGCGCGTGCCAGATGATTCACAGCCTTTATTTCATCATCCTTTTTCTTTGGATTTCTCAATCGTTCTTTAACTTCATTGCCGATGCAGTCTTGGCAATCAAATTTTTGTTCGTCTATCGTCATAAACAGTCTGCCACATTTCGGGCATATTCTTTTATACACAGTTCTTCCAGCCTTTTTAAAATTTCTAAACTGCGCAAATCTTTTGGCGCATTTTGGTCTACAATATTTCTGATCTGGTCGTTTCGGCTCAAATTCAGCCATACAGTATTCACATAATTTCAATTTTTTCCTCCAATCTTTTGTAAGGGCGGTACGGTAAACGCACCGCCAAAACATGGCTTTCAATAAAGTTTGTGATAACTATTCGCCAAACAAGACAGTTTCTTTTAGGCTTTCGCCAAGGTGTTTCAACCTATTTCAAATTTTCAAGATACGCAATGCGTTTCTGTGTAATATCAAGTTATGCCTTTGCAAGTTTTTCTTCCTTTCTTTCTCCCGAAATAAATTTTTCAATTGCCGCATTCCTGTTTTCTTCCAAAAAAATTATCGTGTTTCCTGACCATCCGCAAATGCTACCAATAGACTCTTTTCTGATTCTGCTTCCTTTGTAAAATCCGCCAATTGCATCCTCCAATGTCACATAAGTTTTGGCACATTCTTTTGCTTCGGCAACCTGTTCTTCGAGTTTTCCGCTTCGAAAACTGTAAATATATAATTTCATGTTTCCTCCATTCTTTCAGAACGGACAAAGGTTCATATCAACCTCTAGCCCTTTTTCTGCCACATAAACATCTGCTCCGTATTCAATTGTTTCTTTCGTTCGTTTTAGGAATAACGCGGGATCTCCGCTTGTTTCCGATAAGTGTATTAAAACGACATTTCGTAAAGCCGGGTTGTCGTTCGTCTGAATAAATTTAAGTGCCGTATCAAGGCTCATATGACCTCGCAGGCGATGTTCGTAGTTCGGCTCGTCCCGATCTACAAGTTCCATATCGTAATTAGCTTCAACCATGATATGCTCAATGTTCAGCTTCGAGAAATTGTACTTGCAGTATTCCAAGTCGGTCAAGAACAATAACTGTCCCATCTCCTCATGCTTGATTAAATAGCCGTAGCACTCAATTTCTGTGTCATGCGGTACATTGAAAGGCACTACCGAAAAACTGCCGATTTGCCGTACTGTACGCGGTGGAATGGCTATTGTACGCTCTCCTGTAATGGTTTCCAATGCTGATTTCGTTTCAAAAGCCGTGTAAACCGGAATGCCGGATTTCATGAAATCTTTTATGTATCGTGCATGGTCTCCGTGTTCGTGGCTCACAATGCATCCAGCCACATCAGAGATTTTCCAATCGATCATCTTTTTGAAATCAAGAAATTTGCATCCGGCTTCAATAGCAAGGATTTCTCCGTTATCTGCAATTAAAGCGTATGAGTTGCCGGAACTACTTGACCCCAAAACTCTAAGTTTCATACCCTACTCCAATTCTTCCTCTGCGGGAAACCGAAAGATAACATTGTTAATGTATTCTACTTTTGACGGCTGATTATCTGCTCGCACCAACACACCGCATTTCTTTAATCTTTCAAATTCCTTCACCACATCTTCTGAAACATCAATATTCTGCATTACGATAGGCATACCGATATATGCATCTCTAAGCATTTCCATAGCTTTCTCGGCTTTTTCTTCCGTGGAATATTCAGCAATTTGCATGTCATCGTTAAGTGACTCAACACCTGTTAAGTTTTTATTCAGGAAATAAATCCTTGACTTGAATCTCTGAATAATCACCTCTTCATATGGCATATCAATCGTTCCGTCCTGTGAAATTACTCTCATAGCAACCTCCCTAATCTTTCATAAAGTCCGGTACGTTCTCGTCATTCTCAACGACTTCTCCGGCTACTTTCTCTGGCTCGACTGCTGCACTTTCGGTTGAACAAGGTTCCGCCGTAACAAATGGCTCACTGTTGGCGTTCTCCGTAATATCACGCTTGACCTGTTTCCGTAAATCTTCCATCGGATATTCCTTGAAATCGCCATCCTCGATTTCTTCCTTGGTATAAAGTCCCATTGTCAGTTCTGGGCAATTCAGACTAGAGAAAAAGGATGCCGCTCTGTAACGAAGCATTAACTGTGGCATGGTTTTCCACTTGCTACCGTTCTTCTTTGTCCAACCTTCATCATCTGCCATCTGCATATTAACTTCCATGCCCTCAATTCTTCGACCATTTTTCATGGTCCACGCAGTGCAAGAATAAGGTTTTCCGTTCTTGTCCTTGGTTTCGTCGTACTGCAACTCCATGTCGAACTTGCTGCTAGCATTGATAGACGCGATCAAAAACTTACTGCTCCAGCTTGGCTTGCCCTGTATCAGAAAAAGGTTCTGCATAACCATAAGTGGGCTGATGTGCATTCTCTGCGCCTGCTCAATGGCGATCAAACAGTTAGATGGATTTTTCTGATACGTCTGCGGAACTATTGTTGACTCGGCTAACGCTTTTGCCATCTGCATAGCCATGATGAAATTGTCGGATGTTCCGAAAATTCCAAGGCTGTAATCGGTAACCTTGTTGTTGTGTGTTGCAACCTCTGTCTTTTCTTCTGCCTTTACTAATTCTGCGTTCTCTGCCATAATTATTTTTCCTCGCTTTCTTTCCTTATTGCTTTTCTAAATGCTCCATTTTTAAGGAATTTCAAAACAAGATTGAGTTGCATATTCTTGAAAACCTCTATGTGCTTTGTACTGTGATACCACATTACCCATTCCTGTTTCAAAAGTTCCTCAATGCTTGTAATCTGCTCACCCTCTGCGAATTTTCGCTGACTCAAAAGATATTCCCTGTGTTTTTGAATGTTCTCACATTTTGCGCACTCTTCGGAAGAATACCTTGAACAATGCTTTCCATTAAGGTTTACAGACAATGCACAATATCTACATGGATTAACTCTCATCGTCACCACCGCTTTCCGGTTCATCACACTTCTTCACAACCGCCACCTTATCAGCGCCGTAGGTTTCCACCCATGCAATATCGACCGATTCATCCGTGACCATCAGCTTTGCACCCTTGGCATTTACAACCGTGTCACCGGCTTTCACAGAATCCTCGGTGCGATACACGTAGCTTCTCGTACTGTTTGGGAATTTCGCTTTGATATACTGCATAATCATCTCTCCTTTTTCACATATCCATTTGACAAATTTTCAAGAATACGCAAAAGTCTTTCGTTGGTTTCTGTGGCTTTTCTAAGTTCTCCTTTAAGGCGATATTTATTACTCTCAAGTTCGTCTACCTTTGTTCGCAAATCTGAGTTTTCAGCCTTCAACTTTTCAATATCATCCATGTACACGACCTCTCTTTCCTTTATTTCTCATATCTTTCTCGCAATACGGAAGAGAACAATGTCCGTCTCTTCCCCAGAACCCCTTACTTGCACTCTTCCAACGCTTGCATGACATACACCTTGCATCCGGCTGTATGATGTTTTTCTTTGTACCTACTCTTGACATTCGGCATCCTCACTTCCTTCATTTTCTATTGGCATATCCAATGTGACCGCAACATCTCTGATGAACTCGTCCGGAATATAGATTCCTGCCTGTACGCATACCGCATATTGCACCTTTGCAATACTTGTAATATCAGAACCTTGCTTTTCCATTGTCTTTGTCAGAACCTTAAGCAAATTAGCCACACCGCCATGTGATTGTGGTGTTTTTCTTGCTGACATACTCCGAATCTCTTGAATATCAATTTTCATATTCTCCATGAATTTATTTCTCCTATCATCAAGCCAACTATCAAAAGCGTTCCATAATTCCAAGAAGCAATCCGTTTCGCGTACCGCATTTTCAATAGTTTTGTATGTTTCGGCAATAAACAGATTTATTATCTGCTCCGCATGGTCTTGAAAATACATTTCACATTTTCCTTTCAGAAAATATTTGTAGCCAAAACCACGCTTGCCAATCCAACAATATGCATACCACGTATCTCCTTGAAAATATGTGTCGTACTTCCTATCCCATGAAGTAAAACGTGGTTCCTCGCCTTTACGGTAGACCAAACGCATAACACATTTTTCTCGGAACACTTTTTTACACATGTCCTTTAATGTTCCCATGCAGGAACCCTCGACACCGATAATAGTTGGTTTTCCTCGACTCATGTACTCGTCAATGATTTCGATTGCCTTTGCATTTATTGGATAGCCCATATCAAATAGCTTCAACTTTCAACTGCTTGTCCTCGGAAACGCTCAAAAGAATTAACTGTGTATCCATATCCGGCACATTGAACTCATTCAGCGATTCTGCATTATCTACGAAAATCGGCACGCTCACACCGTATAACTCACTCAATGAGCGGATAATATCGAGTCCGGCTACAATTCTGTGACCACTATTTAAGGTCGAGTACGGCACACCATTTACAGTACACTCGCAGCAATCTTTCATGCCGCCATTTAACTGCATTTCAAAGAGTTTGAAATTAACCGTCTTGAAATGACTGTTGATGGATTCAGAAACCTTATTCAGCTTGAAGCGGATGAACTCTTCCAGTAAGTAAAGCATCTGTTCCTGGTCGGCAACTTTCTGCCCGATTTCTTTCTGTTCATCCCTAAGTGTTTCGATACGATCATCAATCGCCACGTTGTTAGCCGCCTGTGTGATAATCTTATTTACTTCATCAAGCTGGCTCTTTAATTTTGCTTTATCAGCTTTTGCGTACTCAGCCACCTTATCTTTGCCCTTGGATTCTAACTCTGCAATATCAGCAAGCAATTTATCCTGTTTAGCCTTTAACTTGGCATATTCCGTATTCTGCATATAATCAGCGCAAGACGGAATCTTAGAAATCTGTTCATCAAATCCCTTGATAATGTCAATTTCTTCCGCTTCATTAAGTTTCAAGGTGTTAATTTTGTTTCCCAATTCTTTGTTATTCTTTGTCAGATCCTTAATCATTTCAGCGCACGCATTTCCATCATCAACAATCATGGCAAGTATTTTCGCGTGTTCTTCATTATATATTTCGATTGCATCTGCCTTTCTCTGCGAAAAATCGGCTCTTAAAGACTCTATTTTATCTTCCGGCAATCTTTGTCCGCATAACGAACAAACCGCTGTGGATACGTCAAATATCCACTTAGAATCGTCAAACTTCTTTTCCTTTTCCTCTTTGTACCTTTTCACAAGGTCGGATTTCTTAAGAGTCTGTTCAGAAATTGATTTCTTATTTCTTTCAATGGAATCCTGCGCTTTTCTGATAGATGAACGAACATCCTCTAACCTCCGTTCGTGGTTATATTTTTGATTTTCAATCTCATGTCTCTTGCTTGAAAGCTCGTTATTCATGGTCTGCGCGATAGCGGACATTTCAAACTGACAATGCATTTCTTCGCTGCGCATTTCATCAATCCGAACATCAGATTTCCCAATTAAATCTTCAAGTGCTTCAATCTTTCTCTCCAAATCGGCTTTCAACAACTCCTGCTCTGCCACATCTACATCAACCTTGGATTTCTCGGCTTCATCAATGCGCACCGGAATTTCAGTCTGTTTCTTCTTCCATTCAGATAATGCCTTGGAAAACTTGGCACGAATATCATCTGTAGATGGCGCTTTCTCCAATTCGTCAAGCAACGGTGCATACTTGGCATCTTCCTTTGCCAACTCCACATCTGAAACCTCTGCAACAAGTTTCATCAGAATATCTCTCTGATCTTTCCATTTCAGAGAAGAAAAATACTGCGGATTGGTCAGCATCTTAAACATTTCCTCGCTCTGCGCCAAACCGGAAATATAAGCCTTAAATTCAGCTTCACTTTTCGGATAACCGTCAATCTCATAAGAATTTGGGTTTCCCTGCAATGATACCGTGTTAGTTCCGCGCTTCTTAACCCAATTCTGCTTCTGGACTTTGGAAAGTTCCACTTCTTTGCCATCAACTTCGATAACTCCCACAACCTTGATTTCCACGTTATCAATGCGGTGTCCGTCCTTATCCAGAGGTCTGACATTAAACTTTTCCTCGCCTGCACTGTTCTTGTTAAAAAGCAACCATGTGAACGCATCAAAAATTGTGGTCTTACCTGCTGCATTCTGTCCTTTAATACTTGTCTTATTGGAGAAATTCACATCAAGGCTCTTAATACCTTTGAAATTCTCCATATGTAACGATTTTAAAATCATTCGCATTTTTGTCTCACCCTTTCTTTAAATTCTCTTCTCAGTCTATCGAAATGCTTTTCGTTCTCCGTGTATCCGCTCAAAGTTTCGATTGTCAGCATATCTGTTGTATCCTTTTTGCATCCGCGCAATCTGATATTATCTTCATGTTCTTTTGTAATGTATCCGTGTAACATGTTGATATGTAACTTGCACTCAATCAGTTCTTCATACTCTTCTTTTGGAACATAAACATAATTTTTCTTTCCCATGTTACACCCACGCGATTCCTTTTATTGACAACTCATATGTAACTTTTTCCACAACGCGACCATCTTTACACGTTTTCTTGTATCTCCGGCTCTGCAATCTTCCGTATGTGCTTACCCTATCGCCTAAAGCAAGCAAGTCCGTATACTCTGCGCCCTTTCCCCATGTGATGCAAGTAATCAAATCCTCTTTTCCGTTTTCTCTTATGTTTTTGAGTTTCACATCACAGATTTTACGACCAAGTGGTGTTTCTCTAAGTTGCTTTTCCTCGATAATTCCATCAAGACTTACTTCATTCAAAGGGCTATCATCCTCTGACTTTGTGATTGTATCAGCCATAACATACATAAGAATAGCTTTTCCAGACCCTGTTTTTACATGCCGGGTAATTATCTTTCCCTTGACACATACTGTTCCGCTAATTCCTGTATCGCTGATTTCTTCATCAAACAGTACCGGAAGTATATCCGCAACACCGCTTCTTCTTTCAACTCCGATAAAAAATTTATAAAATTTCTTACCGTTTGATGTTTTATGGCTTTCCCTTGGTGCTGATACAACATCACCGATCAGTGTTATTTTGTTCTCCATTGCTTCTCCTTTCCATTTCTCTGTCAAGAACCTTTTCAAAATTATCTTTATCATCCTGTTTCTTTCGTTTCCCTGCCAAAAGTTCAGCAAGCATACACTTTTCTTTCGTGGAACATCTCGTTCCACTTATATACACAACGCCTACCATTCATCCTCTCTCATTCTTCGATTTCTCTTGATTCGCTTGTCAAGTTCGGCTCTCTTCCGGTCTACTTCCGACCAGTAATACATAATTGCCGCGATTACCGCACCGGCTACAAATTTAATAGCCGACATATCCCCGGCCGCGCCCTCGCTATCCATATAGCAAGCGGCAACCAAGGAATATTCCATTGCCACCGCACCTATGATGAATTGGATTACTTTTTTCATCTGATTTCCCCTTTCGTGCTATATAATAAGGAAACAACTCATTCATTATGTGCATTCGCGCATGAAATCTGTTCCTGCAAGAACACTGGTGCTGTATAGCAATCAATAAACTCATGTGCATCTGCGATATACTTTCGCTTGATGCTTTTGTATGATGCCACACAACCATATTCGCGCTTAAGCTGACTGTAAATATCCGAATACACTGAACTTCTGATGCTTCTATCTCTGTATGATTCACTCTGCTTTCCACCAAGAATATCAACGCCCCTGCGCTTAACGTGCTTCTGAATCTCGTCAATCTCGCATCCATACAAAGGCATATCGTTTTCAAGGCTATCGATTTTATCTTCTACCTTTTCAACACGACCGCTCAATTCCTCGTTTCCCTGTGCAAGTAACTGAATCTTTTCTGCCGTTGTCATAGGCTTTCCGTAACTTCCGGTCTTTCGGATGGATGGAAGAACTTCTCCGGTTATCCATTTACGGAACTTCTTGGCATTCGGCTTGTCGCTGCGGAGAATAACCGCGTATAGACCAGACTCGGTAACGAAGTTTGTTTCTCCTTGACGCCCTAGATTTAATCTAGTGCGTTCGTCATCATCAAGCCTTTTAGCAACATCTGTTGCATTTTTAATGTCCAATGCCTTGCAAACATCAGCCAAGCAAAACATCGGCTCGCTATTTAATACTACCGTTCGGACTTCTCCAAACTCTTCCGAATTAAAAATCTGTAATTCGTTCATAAATCTCCTTTCTGTGGTATAATTCCCTTATCATCAAATAAGGGAGGTGAATTTTTGAACAATGAATATGTATCTGCCTACGCTATCGCTAAAATCTGTGGATGTAACGATTCTTTCAATGATTTCAAAACCAAGTACGACCAATACTGCGAAGAAATCAAAAAATCTCTACCGAAAGAAGAAAATCGATCCTCTAGCGTGGAAGCGGCAGAAAACCCATTCCGTAACATAAAACATTTCTAATATGTTTTAATGACCGGAGAAATGGCGGTAAGGACTTTGACGGATAATTCAATGTTTGTATCTTCGATTTTCTTATCGCCGTCCAAAATGCTTTGGTAATCATCAACGATATTCATTGCTATGTGCTGTGCCAATTCGTCAAGACCGATATATCTATCCTTGTCTTTCTTTACAATTACAGCTTTTCCTTCTTCGTCTAAAAGCCGGTATCTTTTTACTTCCACCCATTCTCACCCCTTTCGTTTTCTTCGTCTGCAATCTGTAGATTGATTGCCCCGATTTTTTTCCTGATATATCAAGCAAAGGGCATCAACAGTCAAATTAAATGCCTGTAAATCAAGCACCAAATGTGGAAGACCGTTTGGTTCTACAGAAAAATCAAGTTTTCTAATTCCTTTGATTTCATGTCCATCTACAAAAAGATGAGTGCTTGACGGCGGCTCCCCCTCTCTTCTCGGCTTGATTTCAATTTTTTGTGGTTTGTGTTCCATATTTGCTCCTTTCATTATTTTCTTCTTCCTGCTCACTATGTTTCGAAGCAGAACTCTCTACCATTCCAAGGACATATCCTTTCTGAAAATCTGTCATATTCGGAATGGCATCACGAAGTTTTTCGACAACACGTTTTTCTTTTTCGCTCATTCAATCACTTCCTTTCATGCGCAATATCTGATTTCGTACTCTGCTACAATGTTCAAGTCGCATCCGAAAATATACATTAAAATAGGAAGAAACTAATTTCTTTTGTACTTCCCATGCCAAATCATCCGTGAACGACTTGGCCAACATTAGATAGCCCTGTTCGGTAAAAAGATACATTCCGTTCGGAGCAGTTACACCAAATTCCCCCTTGGCTTCATCCGAATTTCGGACGAAGTAATCTTCTCCTAAAATAAAGTGTTTCTTATTGTCGTTAAATATTTTTCTCGCTGTTCCGTCTGGTCTTTCATGTACCATGTCAATGTCCTTAAATGTGACCACTCGCTCGCCTTTGTACTCTTTGATGGAAATATCCGCATTTCCAATGTGTACCAAATTATCCATATTTTCACTCCTTTCTGTGGTATAATTCCCTTATCATCAAATAAGGGAGGCGATGCAATTTGAAATACTTTTTGTTTTGCGATTTTTCTACAATATCCTGCGACCGAGAAAAGATGGCAAAGATATTAGCCGAAAACGATATAACATTCGCAAATATAAATAATTTCTGTTGGGAACTAAATGTTCCTGAAACGTTTGGCAATCCGCTATGCGACACAACAGCAGAATCTATTCACTGTTTGTTTTATCAGTACACTCACAAGAACTCTCTTCTTCTTGTGGTAAAAGCAAATGAATATTTTCCAAACGGAGATTAGGATATAATCTCTTTGTTTCTTCATATACGGTTTTGGTTTTCAGCCACTTCCGCATATGAAGAACCTGTTCCATGACATCCATATCGTGAATATCCACTTTGTTTAGAATCTTCTGCAATTCCTTTTCCATTCCATTAAAATAAGAAACCGGAACAACAATTATGTCATTTGCTGATTTAATCTCTTTCATGTTCTCACCTCTTTCCTTTAATTTTAAGGTTTTGTTGACCTTGTAAACAAAGTATAGTCCCCGAGAAACATTTTGTCAATACTTTTTTGTTGACTAGGGGACATTTTTGTTATATAGTATATATGAAAGGAGGATAAATAGTGAATGAAAGAATCAAAGAATTAAGAAGTCGATTAGGATTAACACAAGAAGAATTTTCCTCAAAAATTGGTCTTTCGAGAAATTTTATAGCGCAAATTGAAACAGGAACAAAAAAACCGTCCGAAAGAACAATTTTTGATATATGTGAAAAATTTAATGTCAATCAAGATTGGCTTCGCACCGGAAACGGAGAAATGTTTGTTGAATTATCAAAAGACGAACAGATTTCAGCAATGCTTGGAGAAATCCAAAGACTAGGTGATGAAAACTTTAAGTATCGACTTGTTTCTGCGCTGTGCAAGTTAAGCGAAAATGATTGGACAGCCTTAGAAAATTTAGTAGATATGATTTCAGACAAAAAGTAAAAAAGAGCCAAGGGCAATGCGCAAACCCTTGGCTCTTTTCCTATTTTAATAAGTTACTTATGTATGCATATATGGTTTTTAACCAATGCAAATTGTCGCATTTTTCAATGAGTTTAATGATTTCATTTTTGTAGTATTCTTCTCCCAACTTCAAAACCCCCAATCATGTGCCCTATGTAGCGATACAGATATTACAGAACGTATGTTCGGCATAGTCAATCCCCAATTATGGGCGGAGCCATGCCAAGCCCCACCCATGCCAGAACTTGAAGTGTCCTTTCGGACAAGTCCATAGTATCACTACAATATGCATGATTTCAACATTTTTCGGTCGCAAGTTTCGACAAGAAATGTCATTGCAGAGAAGCGGAAAGCTGTTTCTCGATCTCTTCTTGCACTTTCGCGCGCCAACGCATCGGCACTTCATCAATCGTCATTTTCTTATCTACAAGAATACGTCTCACGTAGAATTTAACCATATCCTACACCTCACTTTCTGCGGCAATGTTTGCCAGTTCTTGGATTGCTTCTGCATTTGCCTCATGTCCGGCTTTCAACTCATCAATTGCCTTTTCCATTTCCGTCTTTGTCCGCAATCGGATAGTAACAGTGTATGTGCCATCTTCTGCGCCATCTTCTCCCACGTTCGGCATATATGTAAACCCATCGGATTTAAGGTCTGTGTATTTCCCCGACACTGCATCGTTGTGTGTAAATGTAACTTCCTGCAGGTTGTCCGCAGAAAATGCATCCGTGATGGTCTTGACGGCTTCGAAATTCTCCGCCTTGATCTGGATGTTGCCGAGACTTGCTCCATCGGCAATCTCGAACTCTGTTTTGTTTTTAAGGATAATTTTGTCCATAATTTTTTATTCCTTTCTATGATAAAAAATGGTTTATAAGTTACGTTCGAATGTTTGTTCGATATATTTTCTTAAACGGCAGTTTAAATCTAAGTGAACAACATAAAGCAACGATTAACAATGTACGAGGTGGAGCCGTTGTATATCGAATTAAAAATGGAATTTGTTATGTTTGTATAATCAATCTTATACCTAATATAAAGGCGAATTCGGTTCTTATAGCGTCTGATCTCCCTAAACCTGCTGTGTCTTGCATGCTGCCAATTATAAGTAATACATCAAACATTGTACTTGGGAACATGTATCATGACCAAGGAAATACTAGCATGTTTTTTAATCTTGTCGAAATTGGAACTGTATACTTGTCATATTGCTATCCTATATTGATTTAAGAAATAATATCAATATATTAAAATAAATTAATCGTAGCAGATATCAGACTATCTATAAACCCAGTAATATTCTACATCGAATGTCTGTGCAGACGCACTTTCTAATCCAATAATGTGAAAGTTAATTTGACTGCCATCGAAATTCCAAAAAGCGCCTCTGCTATTCCAATGGCTTCTAGGTCTGATAAACAGAGGAATAAGCGCAATCAGTTCTTTGTAACTTTGCGGATATAGCAATTGAATATATGAGTCTGAATTTACCGCAATTTCGGCTGTTGTAATGGTAAACCTTTGAAATTTCAATAAACTGCCGTTTATTTCAGTAATTTTATCGTCCAGTGCCTTTCCCTGCCGGGCATCCAAACCAAATCCGGCTTCTGTGGTTGTAAGGTTGTTGATTAAGTTCGCCGCTGGAAATGCACCGTTAATTTTATCTTTTAATGTGTCAGCCAGCTTTATGACGTTTTTCGCTTCGTCCAATGTAATTGTGGCGCCATCCAAGTTAATACTAAGCGTTCCACTTTCATCTACGCTCATGCTTTTTCCGTCCGGCTTTACAACTCCGGCATCCTCTGTTGTTGCAATCGCACTAGCACCGCCCACGATAGACTTAGACCAGTATTCCGTATTACTCGTTGCCGTTCCTGCCGGCACATCTTTTTTTGCAAAATACAATGTGTTATTATGAGTTACTGCATCCAATCTCTTATATGTAGCATCTGCGCTCCAATCGCCCTTTGGCACAATTGCTACTCTTCCTGCTATAGCCATTCTAAGCCACCTCCCAGTTTAAATTTCCGTCATTATCAACGACAAAGTTATATGCCGCATTGTCCGTGTAAATCAACTCCCCATCCTCATTCACATCAAATTCTGCCATTGTGAGTTTCTTGTTAATCTCGTCTTCGATTCCCTGCACCCGGTCTGCGCTGTCCTTGGCATCTGTGGCAGATTTTGCCGCCTTGGTTTCGGACATTCCTGCACTTTTGGCAGATGCTACAGCCTTGGCAGATTCCACTTTAATATCTGCAAGATAATCCGGGCGCAGATGCTTTTCTTGGATACTTCCCTCTTTAACGATTGCGGACACCTTACCGTCACTTCCGATTGCAAATGCGATTGTATCAGAATCCAAGAACTCATACTGCGTGATTAGCGCGGATAGATCCACGTTCTGTACTGTGCCATCATCTAGTGTTATCACAAGTTGCTGTGTCTGCGGGTTATAGCTAAAATTCACAGCCAGCTTTTCCAACTTGGTATCAATCATAGCCTGTGAACCATTCATCTTTACTATGGTCAATGTTCCGTTTGATTCATCCCAAAGGATTTCCTTTACAAGTTCGTTAGCTTTGGTCAAGTCAACTTTAGACGCATCCATAGCAACCACACGATCATCCAGATTGTCAATCGCCAAGTCCATCTTATTAAGATTGGATTCATTTACCGCTGTTTTTTCACTTGGAAAATTCTCCCAGTTGATACGACTATATATCTTCTGCATGGCTCACACTCCTTTCTAACGCTGATAATCTGCGTTCCAGATCTTCGTTTTTCTGCTGCAAAAGTTCGATTTCTTTCTGCTGCATCTGGATCATCTGTATGTGCATTGCATGGAGATTTTCCTTGTCAATTTTCCATGTCTTTGAATCTCCGTGAATTGCTTTTTCATCCTCTTCGGCATCTTCTTTTAGTACAAGTCCACTATCGGACAATCCGGCATCCTGCAAAATCTTCTCTAAATCCTGCGCAATTAAACCAAACTGTAAGCCTGTGTGCTGCGTGATGTATCCGGATTTCCACGTATACTCAACTGGGCGCATTGCCATATAAACGCTTTTAATATCCCTTAATGATTGTATATTATTTTTCAGCCTTTTATCGGAACTCGGAATAGAAATCAAAAGACCCTCGATATCCAAGGTACTTTCCCTTGAACCAAAATCAGACATTTTATTAAAGTGTCTAGGCGAATACTTGGTTGTAGAGTTATTATTAAGTGTATAATCTACATCTGTAAAATACCCACTTGGCAATTCGCTTTTGGTTGCGTAGTCGCTCAGCGAATTGTCAACATAACTTTCTGTCGCCAAGTTTTCCCCGTTTGCGTCAGTAACAGATAATAAGTCCAACTTAACATTCTGCAATAACGCATTATTTCTTCCGTCATGCCCTAATATTTCTACCCCAGATACCTCACCACTGTCAAAAAGCAGAGATTCTATTATGTGTACTCGCCCATCGGCATCAAGTTCAAAGTTGTTACACTCTACAATCAATCGGTTTCCGCGCAACACAATCTGGTCTGCGCTGGCATTGATCATAGAAACAACTTGGTCGTTCTCATCTCTGCCTAACTTCAATTCCAATGATGCGTCTAATTGCCCTTCCGCCTTTTGTGCACGATTGACTTCTGCGACAATGCTTTTTGCGGTCTGCTCAAACTTGGTATTTGTCTGTTCCTCTAAATCTTCATACGTGGATTGAAGATGGTCTGCGTTCCTCTCTAACTTTCCGGTACGCCTTTCCACACTTTCAATCGTGTCTCTGATAGAATTAACCTTTACAGAGTGTGTCTGCGTGCCCTGTGCCGATATTGAATCTCTCTTGCTTTGCACTCCGGTTAGGGTGCGCTGCAATAGATATGTTTCAACAATTTCTCTTGTGGTATTGAACCGGATGGGTTCTCCAAGTGTCAGACATGGATTCCCGACACACGTACAGCTTTTAATCGGTGTGTATACCGCCTGTTTCATAATCGGCAATAGGTTATTTGCAATCTGCTCCAGCTCCGCTCCGGTCTTATCTGATACAAGAAAGTTTCCTGTAATCGAATAGTTGTTCCCGGCAGTTCCAACAATAGCACCGGCATTATCTTCGTTTGTCTTGATTTCTAGCTGCGTGATTGCCTTACTTTGGAAGTCCTCATAATCAAACGTGATATAGTGTCCGGTCATGGACTCTGTGTTTGCATCAGACGGAAATAAATTGTTAGACGGGAATAAATCTTCTGCCGGATAAAGTGCACTTGTAATTGCTTTCAGAAATACATATTCAAACTTGCCCTCTCGGTTGATATTGCCAAAGCATCCGTTAATCTCACAGATTGCCGTTACAACGGTTTTTCCACTGATAGAGGACTCTTCTGTTACCGCGCTTGAATCGTCCGTCTGCGTGGCTACAATCGTCTTATTTACCGTCATGGAATCATTGATAAGGCTTGTTTCAACTTGCGCAATTCCAAGATGTGCAAAGAAGCTATCGCGGAACTGCTTAAGCGTCATTGGAAAGCTAAGTCCTGCATACCAAGCCTTAACATCTGCATTGATGATGTCGTACATCGCGTCATATGCCGTAATCTGCCGTTTTGTACGGTCAGCCGTAGGAACATCGGATGCAACCTTAAAAACTCCGTATGGCATCGGATTTTGGCTATCTCCGTCAATCGTTTCTTCAATAGAGATTGTCTTTCCAATAATGCTTCCTGCGGTGTTTCGTGCTGTAAATTTTACGCAATTTGCTTCGCACGCTCCAAACTTTAATTCAGACTCCGAACAAAGACTTTCTTCAAGCGAAAACGTACCGATTTCAAGCATCGAATTGTCTATTTTCTGGTTCGTTCCAACAACAGATATGACCATCTGCTTATCTGTCGAGGAATCCCAATACTTTTCTTTCAAACTGCTATTTATCATACACACCACCTACAAACGAAAATTTGATTGCGTCGTATTTTATCTTCCCATGTGCCACAGAATAGAACGTAGGCTGAATGTCAGCGATATATCCGTACTGCGTCACATATCCGCGTTTCTCCGGCACATATGCCGTGATATAGCCACCGCGTTCCTTTGCCTTGGTATAGTTCTTCTCGATATTCTTCCAAAAATCATCAAACTGCTTTTCGGTCAGCATGGCTTTGGTTTCAAACTCGACTTTTAAGGCTTTCAGTTCCACGGCATCACGATGCTCATATCCGTTTTCATCCGTCCAAGGGTCTTTGTCCTGCATATTTACATAGGAACTAAACGTGTCCTGCTTTATTAAACTGTTCGGTATGGTATAATTGCCAAACCTTACTAAATATCCACCATATCCCATCGTTTACCTCCTAAAATGGGTATAAAAATAGCACCTACCGTTTTGGTAGATGCTATCCATTTGATTAAATTTTAAGCTACTACTGATTCCCATTCAGATTTCAGTTTTTCTACATCGTTTTCAAAAAGTTTGCAAGCGATTTCGTACAACTGCGGAATCATTCCCATTTCCCTGTCGATATAATCCATCTTGTTTCTTACTTTTGGTTTGAGTGTGCAACCTTCCATCCTTGATTTAAGGTTGCAGTGATATTTCCTTTCAAATTCTCCATAAAGCAACGAATAGCGTTCTTGATACTTTCCATCGGCACCGAAACGGACAATCTGTGTTATCCGCTGTCTCTTGGTTGCCAAGTCAATATCATCAACGAGTCCGATAATAACATCTTCCTTATGGATGATTTCTTTCTTCTGCCTTTTAATGGTTTCGTTCTGCTCTCTAACAGTTTTTAATGTCTGGGAAAATATCAGCTTAGTGTTTTCATCTGCATATGGCAGGTAAGTGGAAATAAATAATTCATCATTATTGACATACCCACCTGTTTTACGGATTGTAGGGAGAACCTCGGATGTTACCCAACGCTTGAACTTATGAAGTTTTTCTTTTCTTTCGTTTATAAGGGTGTCGTTTTGTGACACACCCTTTGCTTTTTGAGGTTGCATCTGAAAAAGCAAGGAATACAAACCGCTTTCATTAACAATCGTCATTTTTTGTTTTCCACCTGGAGTATCAATTTGTGACACACCCTTATCAGAATCATCAATATTCGAAAGGCTTCTTCTGTAATTCGTATCTCCGAATACTTCGCATATGTCCTTTCCAACAAACCAAGGTTCATCATCTACCATGGTCATTCTTATCTGCCCGAATATTGGATTTTCAAATACCTCAACGCTATTTTGAATCTTAAGCATAAGTTGTGATTTTTTCATTCGTGTCTACCTCCATACATTTTTATCTGAATAAAAAAGAGGAAACCGCTTGTGAAATCACATTGGTTTCCTCTTTCGTACAGTATGGCGTTCGAGTAAGTAATCCGCTTCTTCACGGATAAGGTTGTTTCCTTAGTAATAAGGATAGACTATTTTTGATTTTGTGTCAATCTGATTTTGGAATTAAAATAAGCCGTGTTTCCACGGCTTAAATTGTATTGACTAATTCATTTTTTCGAAAGTTCCATAACTATCATCACCAACTTTAACATATTTCAAATCGTATGAAAACGAATCAATATCTGTTACAACAAATTGTACAGTCCATTTCGTCCTCACAGTTGCACCATATCCATTCGTGGCGTCAACATAACTCTGCACGGCAACCAGTTTTCCGTCTTTCTGCATTGCCACATCATCTGAGTTAAATACATATGACGGAAATTTTGCTCCCCTAGGATTCAACAATGATTCTTTTACGATTTCCTGAGCCATTATATAATAACTGCTTCCCTCGTTTTGATCTATTGTGGTATCTTCAAGCTTTTTTGCGGTCAATTTAACTTTTCCATCTTCGTAAAACACATAATCAGATTCTGGTATAAAAATACGGTAAACCTTATCGCTTGCGGTCATTACAATGTCATTTCCGTCTGCCGTAATTTCATAATTTGATGTATCGTCCATTCTTTCAACGTACTCTATCTTTTTAAAACCTATTTTCTTTTTCAAAATTTTGTAGGCTTTTACAGCAACTTTCTCGTCAAGACCATCTTTCATCAAGGAAGTGACTGTTTTGTTATGTTTTTTGGGCGATTTCTTTTCTTTTGAATTTTCAGTTTTTGTCGATTTCTCCGATTTTGCCTTTTCTTTATCCTCAAGTTTTTTGTTGGGCTTTTTCTCCGTGCTTTCTACTACCTGTGATGCTTCTGTTTCAGTTTGAGATTCAATTTGTGCATCCGCGACCGAATCGCTCTCATTACTGCCTATTGTTCCAAAGAAAATAAAAACTATTGTCCATACAATGCATACAAGTATGGCGAATATAGACCATTTATGTTGTTTCTCTTTCTTCCCGGAGCACAAATCTACAATCGCAAGAATCAAGCCAACATAGCACATACATCCAAAAATGGAAAATATAGCCGCAATGATGCTTATGGCAGAATTCTTCTTATCCGTATTCCCAAATTCTTCAAAAACCCTTGTAAAATTATTTCGGAAACCGCCATCTTTAATAGGACTTCCGCATTTACAGCAATAATCCGCATCTGCCTTATTTTCTGCATCGCACGATTCACAAATAACCGTGTTTTTGTTATTCTCCATGAAACTGTCCTTTTGAACAGTTTCAATTTCTTTGTTTTCCGGCTGTAAATAATCAGACCTTCCGCCTTTTTCTTTCAAGTAATTTTTGATCGGAAAGCCACAATTTACGCATATTTCAGCTTTATCCGATATTTCTTTTTCGCATTCCGGACACTTAATCAATCCCATAATAACTCCTAAAAAATATTTTAAACTATTTCAGTAACCCAAAAGAATCTGTCACGTAGTAGTCGGAATCTTCCGAGTCCTCATTCCAGACAACTAGGGATAGTTGTATGTTGTCAATATTCTTTATTGGCAAACTCACAATGTTATCATCCATTGTCCACCACGTTACATAGGCTTTTTTATGTGGAGATAGATCTTGATATAGCGTCCCTTCTGCCATAACATCATTTACTGATGATGTGTCAGAATTAACCGTAATATTATTGTCTGTAATATTTTCGATTGTCAAACAAGCTATAAGTTCGTCTGGGTATGTTCCCTTCTTTAGCCCTGTAAAGTAAACCCTAATGCTTGAATCTTCGTATGCAAGTCTGTTGATTTTCTCTTTCACGGTTACTTTGCAAGACACCACTTTCTTTCCAACTTTAGCTTTGATCGTTGCCGTTCCGGATGATACTGCCGTAACAATTCCGCTTTTACCTACCTTTGCAATGCTTGGTTCGGTTGAACTCCATTTAACTCGTGCTTTTGTTCCGGTAACTTTCAATTTCTGTGTTTTCCCAACATCAAGCGAAATTGCTTTCTTGTTTAATTTGATAGTTGCCGCCTGAGCAACAATCTGTCCCTCATCTGCATTTTGGATTGGCATAGCCGAAATCAAAACGGCAAATGCCAACCCCATAGCTACTAATAATTTTTTTACGCTTCTCATAATGACTCCTTTCTTGTGATATAATTTATTTAGAATTATATCACGTTTAATTATAGAAGTCACTAAAAAACATATACATTGTCTCCGGTTCGATTGTAATGTTCTCTCCCATAATCCCTTGCGGCTTTTCCTATGTCGTTTGTAGTAATTCCGAAATTTTTCTGTAAAATAGCTTGTAATAACTGATTTTGCTGTCGCAATAAGGAAACCTCTTGCGCAGATGTTGAATTGATAGCATCTTTGATTCCGGTAATCTCTTGGCTTCCTGCAACCGCCGGCTTACCTCCGACCGTTCCCATAAGTTCCGGAATCCCGTTTTCTCCAACCGTTGCTATGCTATATTTATCCATAAAACCGCCCGTTGCATAAGCCTTTACTTTAGGTAGGCTCACTTTTGGCACAAGATCGACTCCGCTCCACTTTACCTTTGCTACTTTAGCCGCCGCAGAAACAACACTGTTAAACCCTCTCAAAACGGTATTCAACCCACCGATCAATGAATTTATTGCTGTTTCAATTCTTGAAATTACGGTGTTCATTGCCCCGGCAACACCACTTTTCACGCTATTCCATAATTTGCTGAATATTTCAGTTACACTTTCTTTCATCTTCGAGAAAGCATTTTTTATCGGGGTGGTTACATGTTCTTTAAACCAACTAGAAACACTATTCCACGCACCGGTTACCGCTGTCTTTGCCGCGCTAAATGCTTTCTGGATAGATTCTTTTGCTGAGCTAAAAGCATTCTTAATAGGTGTTGTAACATGCTCCTTAAACCAACCGGAAACCACCGCCCATACCGATTTCACAGTTGTCCATAGAACCTTGAATATGGTCGATACTACCGATTTCAATAATTCAAAGTTCTTTTTTATTGGCTCTATTACCTTTGATTTAAACCAATCAGAAACAACAATCCATACCGCCTTGACAATGATCCACAATCCTTCAAAGATTTGACCAACTCTTTTCGAAAATCCTTGGAAAAATGAAACAATAGGAGTTATAACATTAGTATTGAACCATCCAGAAACTGTTTTCCATACACCGGATATATCTTTCCATAAAGAAGAGAAAAAACCGGAAACAGATTCCCATAATCCCTTAAAAAAACCGCTTATTGGCTTAATCACATTAGTATTAAACCAATCTCCTGCTTTTGAGAAAATTCCTTTTATTTCTTCCCAATGATCCTTGACTACTACAGCCGCCGTTGCAACACCGGCTACTATTCCTGCGGTAATCGCTGCAGGTGCTGCCGCTACCCCTAAAATAACCGCTCCGACTGCCGTAATCGTAACTCCGACAAGCATAAGTGCTTCATTAAGCCAACTGAATCCGTTCTTTAACATGGTCACAAAGTTTGATATTGCAGTAAATGCGCCAATCGCAACGGAGCCTATTCCGGTTATTGCTTTTGCAACAGGGCTTATAAATGCAAGCGCGCTCTCTGCGGCTCCACTGCCGAATAAGGCTTTTGCGCCAGCCGAAACAGTTGCCCCAAGTGTAGCAAACGCCCCTCCTATTTTTTTTGACAGAGCGGTAGACAATACCGCTGAAATTCCCTCATTTGCCGCAATTTCAACGCCAAGCCTTGATGCAAGTGAACCGGCTATTGCTTTCGAAATGGAAGTTCCGATTATATCAAGTGCTGTTTTTGCAAGATGCAATCCAAGAATTTTTTTGATTGTCAGCGCGCCGACAATAATTGCAACCGTCTTTACATCTAAGTTGCTTAAAAACTCCTTTGCTCCGTTCCAAACATCCTTCCAAGAAATTTTACTTAACGCTGTCGTAACTGCATCAAACGCGCCTTGCGCCCATGCATTAAGCGTTTGAGCCAATAATGCAAAGTCAAAGTTTTGGAAAAACTTGTTGATTCCGTCTGCGATTGAATTTCCAAATTGTTTCCAATCAAACGTCGTGCCAAATGAATCCAATCCGTGAAGAACTGTATTTAATGAATTAGCTATCAGCCTTCCGGTTTCTCCGAAAAGTGTTGTGCCTTTTTGCCCTTTAAATAGTCCGTTAAGGAATTTGGCTAATCCTCTTCCAAAACCTTCAGCTTTTGCATACACTTTTTTCCATTTAATTTTTTTCATTGCGTTAATTAACGCACCGGAAATAGACTCTCCCAACTGTTCAAGGTCTTTGATGTTGCTTTTGAATTTCTTAAAGATGGTGTCGGTCTGAACTAAACCACCATCAGCACCGGTGCCGCCACCAGAACCTGAACCAGATCCAGAACCAGAACCTTTATTCCCAGAACCGGAACCCTTGTCTTTACTCTGTTTTGAAATAACCTTTAATTCATCAAATGCACGAGTTGCCTGTTGGATTTCCTTTTTTGCTTTCTTGGCATTCTTTGCGATACCGCCTGTGTTTTTTCCTGCGCTTCCTGCGGCATTACTTAAATCATCCATGCCATCAGACGCGCTCCCAATATCATCAGCAAGACCGCTGATTCCTGCCCCTTTGCTTGCTTCATACTTCCATCCAAAGATAGAACCTAAAGCATTTGTGACCATTTCCGCAAAAGAAATCACCTTTTGCAGAACTGCATTAAGTACCTTGATAAACGGCTTAAATGCATTGATTAAACCACCACCAACAACCGCTCCAAGTGCTTTGAAATTCTCTTTAAGCATGGTTATCTGGTTATGCCATGTATCTGCTGTACGTGCGAAATCTCCGGTAATATTGGTTGTATGCGCAAGCACATACTGATAACGCAACATGGCTTTTTGAGCCTGCGTCATTGAGGAAATGTTTGCATCAAGTCCTTGTTTTAATGCCCATTCCTTTAATGTTGCCTGTGTCAAGTCGATACCATAACGCCGCATAGGTGCAGTAGTACCGGAAAATACAGATTGCAGACTCTTGGCAATATCTTCTTGACTCACATCATAGAATGAAGCCATATCTCCGGCTAATTCTGTCAACCGGATAGACATATCTGCCATTTTCCCCTGTGGAATATCAAGGGCAGTTCCCATTGCTTGAAAACGGCTTGCAAACTGTTTCGCAGATAATTCTGACATACCAAATTTTTCAATTGATGTTTTTGCGAAATTGTTAATTAAGCTTTCATACTGCCCGAATGTCTGCCTTACAACGTTCTCAACCTCTGTCAGTGAGGATGATATATCAATAGCATCTCCAAGTAGCCTAAATCCTCGGAATAGAGTCCAATACGTTGCATACACTTTTCCGATTGCAGACGCAAGAGAGAAAGACTTCTTGGTAACCGCAGAAGCACCGGAACTAAATCCGCTAAATGAGCTTGTGATGCTTTTTGCCGCTGTTCCTGCCGCTCCACCGGTACGCGATAACTTTGCCAATGCGTTTGTCATGTCAATAATATTCCGGCTTACACTAGGGGCTTTCGACAGTTCGGACATAAGCTGTCGCATAGCAATTGCAAGTTTCGGTATATTTTCAATCGCCTTGGTGGAGCTCTGGTAGCCAAGCTGTTTGATTGCAGATGCAAGGTCGGTCAGACCTTTGACAGATGCTGACATTCCAGAAAGCCCTTTTACCGCGTTGGAAATCTGACGCATAGAACCAGCCGCAGCATTAATCTGCTTGCTGTTGATAGAGCCTAATTTGCTTACATTTCTTGCAACTGCAGAAAAAGTCCGTGTGTCAATTCCACGCATTGCCGTCATTGCCCCTACAAGTCGGTTTACCCCTGTGGAAAGACTATTCAGATTTCCAGCGTTAAGCCCGGAAAGTGCGGAAGATAATCTCCCAAGCCTTGTCACAAGCGCATCTATCTGACCGCTTGCCTGTTGTGTCTGTGCTTGGATTTTTATTTCAAGAGACTCTAATTCCATTTATCCACCAACTTTCTACATAAGAAAAAGACGGTAAGATTTGACCCTTACCGCCCTTGAATTACTTTTTCAGTTTTCCCTTTTTCAGAAGAGAAAGCATTTTTGAATTTTCCTCTGACGTAAACTTAAAATTGGAAAATCCGTTCTTTTTTGCGATTTCCGCACGATGTTCTTTCGATACATCATCTTCCCCAACCGCTTTTAACGCTTCAACGATTGAACCGGAATTTCCGGTATACTTCGGATAATACTTGGCTTTGCTTTTCTTCGCGCCGCCTACAACAATCACTGTATGACCTTTTGTGCGTGTCACAAGAATATCTCCGTTGCGAAGAACAAACCCTGCATGATAAGAACCCATATCATCAAACAAACCGGATTTCAAAATTACCGGTCGTTCATTGGATGTATTGAAATCTCCCACATCCTTACCGGATGCATAGATAATACAGGCGCGCACAAGGGAAGAACAATCGCATTCCGTCTTGACCTTTGTGTTAATGCCATGCCTAATGACTCCGTAGCGTTCCGATTGATCGTAGCCGATATTGTTATTGCCACACGCAATCTTCATAGCTTCGGCTAACTTCTCCGCAACCTTATTGTCCTTTGCTCTTAACACATTCCATCCCTTAGAATGGTTATAAAACTTCTGTGTAGACACTTCCTGTCCGGTCTGGTCTCCGGCTTTCCCACCAGAATAACAGTTGCCGTGTTCATCATGCCTAGCACTTCCAATAATTACTGCCATAGCAATACCTCTTTTCTTAAACTATCTTTGGTTTTGGTAAATGCGATTCCCTTGATTTAGCCGCCCATGCTTCTTCTGCCTTAAGCATTTCTCGTATCTCTGCATCGGGATCGTCCGTATTCTGCTTTTCAATAGAATCATAGCAAGTTTCTTTCACGTACTTACTATTACCCTTGCCGAATGTCGCGTCTATTGCTGTCACAAGTGCTGACGTTGAATATCTGCCGAACCACATATACATTTCCATGTCGCGTTGCTTCCATTCTGTCTTATATGCATCCACATAAGGCTTAAGCAACTCTGGATTCATCATATCTATATCATCAACGGAAAATCCGTAGCCTTTCGTTACCATGAGGTAAAACGGACGGATTTCCGCAACGTAATATTCCCATGTTAATTCTTGTTGGCTGTCTTGGATGGAGTTTTCTTCGCCGGCGTTCGATTCTTCTTCTCCGTCTCCATCATTTGCGCTAAAAAACTGTTTGACTCCAACTCGGACTCTAACTCATTAAACAATTCAAGGCAGTTGATTTCGCCATTGTCAATCTTTTCAGAAAGCATATCAAGCACCTTCTGGAACTGCTCGTCATATCCTTCCTCTGTTTCGTAGTCATATCCAAACTCGTCCTTATGGCTTACTTGCAGTCCTACAAGAAGCATCTTAGGAAGTGTTTCAAGTAACAGTTTCTCTACAGACTCTAAGCTTCCGTCCTGCTCACTTACCGACTCTGATACATCTTTGATAAGATGTGACTTTAATGTTGGTTTAAAACCAAATTTGATTGAATATTCGCTATTTCCTAACTTTACTTTCATGTTTTACCTTGCCTTTCTGCCCTATATTGGCAAGGGGCAGTGTTGCCACCGCCCCATTGTTGCTTATCTTATTGCTTCAAGTTCTGCTATCGACCGTTCATCTTCGCCTACCGGTGCGGTCGATTGCTCGTCCGATAGGCTTTTTACCCCACCACTGTTACAGTGAATGTTCCATCGTCGTTATCAACGACTTTCAGCTTGTCGGTAACGAGTTCCGATGCTGTGCTTGGGATAACTGTTACCGTCATTTCAAGGATCTCATCGTTTCCACCTACATCGTTAGGTGTAGCCGTTGCGGTTCCTACATATGCGTACTTCGCTACACCGCCAATACCGTCCGTTCCGTACAGATGGATAATATCAAGTTTTTTATCTCCGTATCCATCCACCTTTGAAAGATATTCTTTTTCAAGGTTTCCTGTGATTTCTCTTGAATCAGAAGTCTTAATTCCTTTTTCAAAAGTCTGCTGATCATCTTCCATTGTGGTTGACTCAACCGTGTTTGGCGGTGATGCAGGGCTTGGAACTGACTTAGCAGCAACCAAAAGATTATATGTTCCTGCAAAGTCAGCCTGTTTTTCCGTGTGCTCTTTTACAATGACACGTGTTCTATAGCTTGTTGATGCCATATTTTCTACTTCCTTTCTGCTTATAGCTGATCTAAATGCTCAACGTTTCCAATTACGCGAGTTGCGCGGAATGTAGCCGTTCGCACTTGCTTGGAAATTGTTGTGATTACATTTGATACTTCAAAACTTTGTTGTTTAAAAAAAGACACCGCATATGCTGCGATGTCCTTAGTTGCTTTTCTTGAACCTTTGTTTGTAATTGTAATCTGAAATGTTGGGCGAATTGCGTTGATTGTCTTTGCTTCATTCGTTCGTCCGGCTTCTGTGACACCGATTTGTCTGACTAAAAGTGTCGGGAATGTTGCGGTGCCGCCCGATTCTTCATCTTGCGTCACCTTAATTCCTCTTACCTTGCTTTCCATGTATGATTTCAAAAGGGAACATAAGGTATCTTCAAAATCAAGTGCCCAACTGTTTAACTTATTTTCCACCGAATACCTCCCTTGCAATCTTTACATACTGTTGAATAATCTGTTGTTCCGCATTGTACATAGGCATTGTGGCTTTGATACCGTGGGTATAACGCCATGTTTCGGTCTTATCGTCCCAATAGTACCAACCATCTTCAAAAGCGTGTATTTGCCCCGGATACGTGCCGACACCGAATCCAAGTTCTGGTGCTTTTGGATTCTCTTCGGAATTGTAAAAAATTCCAGACCCAAACTCTACCGCCAACAAAGTATAGAACGGTTCTCTATCTTCTGACGTTACCGTTTTTCCGGTTGCAATCAGAATCGCGTTCGAGGTCATTAACTGCGGTGCTTTATCAACCCTTACCGTTATCGTGTTCCCTATTGGGGATTCCGATATGTGTTGTATTGCCACCGTCTGACCTTCCTGTGCAAGCCTAGAAACAAGTAAATCGCATTTAGCCTGTAAACTATCGCGGTACTGTTCTAATTTCTTTATAGCGTCTTGTATGGACTTAGCGGATAGTGTCATTGAAATAGATTTCTTTTTCATGCAATCACCTACTTAATATTCTTGCGAAGAAGAAACAAATCCGTGGTCAGTCCTTCATCAGCGACGCCTTTTACGATATAATCTGCGGTTTCTGAATCCACAAGTCCATCATCAGTGTGTTTGACTTCCGAACGTTTCCACACCACATCACCGGCTTTGAGCGGTAAATATCCCTTATCTGTGACAAGCTGACAGTATGATGTGCTATCATCAATTCCAAATTCTTTCACAAGTGCTTCTGACAACTTATTGCTGATATTGGCTTGGAATGTCGTAGGTTCTGAAAACCCTTCAACTTCCTCGCCTTTTGGAATCTTGTTGCCTTCGGAATCTAAATAAGGTACAAAGTTCCCATCGGAATCCTTGTACCCTTCATAGACAATATCTCCATTTTCGTCAGTTTGTGGGATGAATACCCTCTGACCGGATTGCGAATACTTCATTTCCTGCTTGTTAATGTCAAGCATTGGTGTTTTCCTCCGGGATTCCGGCAACACTTGTCAGAAGCGATAACACTCCGGCAAGGACTGATGCAGAAAGAACATATTTCCAATCCACCGCACCCATAAATGCCGCCGTTCCAATTCCAGCAACTGCCGCCTGCGCAACAGTCTTGATTGCTCGGATTCCGGCTTTTTTAGTCCAATCTTTCCAATTCCTCATGGCTTTTATCTCCTTTCCCTATATGAATCTCTTCAATCTCATGTTTCATTTTCGTAACCATTCCGTTTCCACCTAACGCATGGTACGCATCATACATCTCACAGAAGTTCTGATAGGCATATGACGGTATTTCTCCGATTCTGGTGTACTTTGCATGGTATTCAATAAGTTGGACGCGCAAAAGGAGCATTGTTCCTTTACTGTTTGCATCCCTACTTTTCTTTTGCTGTTTAAGAAGCCAAACTATATATCCAAGCACTATCGGAAGTGCCACAAGATAAGTTTGAATCAAAATACTTTTCATTTGAATCTCCTTTTGACGCACTGCCAACCACCGCTTAATGTGCGCCGCCTGCAACCATTTTACCGGCATCGGAAATATGGTCACGCTCAATCTTCTTTAATTACATTGCTTTTACAAACGGAAACACTTCAGCAAAAAGGCTTTCACGGTCTTTCCATGTGCGACTTACTCCATTTTCGGAATAACTTGCCATGTAAGCTTCTCCTGCCTGCGACCGGTCGTACACTGCCAAATTGACCATAATGTTTTCATAGTTCTTAACATCACTGTCAATCTGGTCTTGCGTGTACGTCTCTGGATAATTCCGTTTCTCAATAATCTCATTCCTTGCCTGCTCCAAAAGTTGCTCAATCAGTGGGTTATCTTCCTTCTTGTCAAACACAACCTTGTCAGCCTTGGTGCCGGTATCGCTATCCTCGGTCTCTTCAATATGAAATTGTTTAAGCCGAATCTTGACTTGTTCAAGTAACGTGTATGACATAGGCTTATCTCCTACAGATTGAATTTTGCAATCAGAATTTCTTTCAGTTCCGCACCGCTTGTTGCTTGTGCATTTTCAATCCCTTGCTCTGCGGCAAGTTTTTGCAAGTCTGCGGTACTCATTCTGTTAATTTCGGTCTTTGTATACCCAACGGAAGATACCGGAGAATTACTCTCCGGCACCTCTTCTCCTGCGTTATACCATTTACCATTATGAATCACTATATATGGATATTTCATAGTTGCACCCCCTACTCTTCGCTATGAACCTCGTATACAAATGTGCTATCCATATTTTCATACGATGGAAGTACAACCTCGGATGCAAATGTTGACATCTTCATAGGTGGTCCATACTCTGTCTTTGTAGCAACTGTGATACCTACGCCATATGTTGTAACATCAACATTAGGTACCTGTCTTGCAGTTCTTTCTTCCGGCGTAGTGCCAAACCAAGTGCTGCCAAGGCTGCCTTCTGGAAGAAGTGTAACCTTGTTATCCGGGTAGAAGTACTGCTCTTTGCCATCATCATCAATGTACATCTTATCGTAAAGTACGATAGTGAGCTTTGCTCTCTTCTGCACTACTGAAATAACAGTATCATCGTCAACCTCAATAGTTGCCGTAAGGTTCTGTGCAAGGATTGAGTTTCTTATCTGTGCATTATCAAACAGATATTGGAATGTATTGCTGTTCATAAGTGCATATCTAGCAATCTTACCCTGCTTCTGCAACTTCTTTCTTGCGTTGTTAAGGTCTGTAAGTGGCTTTGAATTAGCTGTATCGCTCCACATACTTGTGCCGGATAACTTTGCGTAATGGTCTTTTGCGTATGAGCCATCCTTGTCATAATCGTAAGCATACTGAACACCATCGCTCACAATAGCAATTACCGGATGACCTGCATTTGTAGAAAGAAGTGACATTCTCATACGCTCCGGTACAACTTCTGCACCGCTTACAAGGTTATTTGTATCGTCATACACACTTGATAAAGCACTTGCAAGGTATGGGTCGTCAGCAGACTGAATACGCTCAATTTCAAGCATTTCCTCTTCGCCTACTGTCATTCCCTCACGGAAAAATGCCATTTGCGTTTTTTCCTTGCTTAATCCGCCTCTAGCTCTAAGAGTTGGAATTGTGTCAAAGTTGGATGGTGCAAGTGATACTGGAAGTCCTTTATGTGTTTTAATCCAACTTAAATCAAGTCCCTGCTTCTTTCTTTCAGGAAACCACTGTAAACCAAGATAAGGTATCTGATTACTAGCGTTTTCTGTTGCCGATAATGCAATAGACTTACTGTCTAATACTTCATTAATTAACATCTGTTTACCTCCTGTTATTATTCAAATACAATCATTGGAAGAGCTGTCTTAACCGCTGCGTCATATGTAACGCCAGAATGTGCTTCTGCTACCTTTGTATTAAGATATGCTTTTTTAAGCAATACTCCCTGTGGTCTGTCCTCTGTTACATCGAACCTTAAAATGCCTACTACTGTGGCTGTATTGTCAGCCTTTCCGGTTGCTCCGATTGGTGTACCTGCCTTGACAATTCTCTTGCCCTGTGCGTTTTTAGTTGTCACGCCGTCAAAATCAAGTGTTAATGGGATTGCTTCGTTAGGCTCTCTCTTTAAAATTTGAACATCTCCTGCGTATGAAGTCTTTTCATACTGCATATTCATTTCCTTTGCCATTTCTTACCTCCTGTTATTACTGAATGTAATGTGATAAAACGTCATTGTTCTTAGGTGCGTTAGATATAAGGCTTTCTGCTATCTTTTCAGCGTTTGTCTTATTGTCTGCACCGCTTTTATTACTGCCGCCACCCGGAATATCCTGATGTTTTGCAATCTCCTGTTCCTTAGCCTGTGCCGCAGCTGTTTCTTTTTCGGACATAATCTTGCCAAGTTCGGTGTAATCAAGGCTTCCATCATCTTTAACAACCGTCTTTGCCTGTTCAGCAGTAATCTTAAAATTAGTCATAGCTGCTTCCCTCTGGTCTCTGATAGCGTTAGATTTCTGTAAATCTGCTATCTGCTGATTAGCTGTATCTAATGCCTTATTTGCCTTTTCAAGCTCCGACATATTACCAGCCTGTATTTCATCAAGCTGCTTCTGTAAGCCATCTGCTGTGTCAGCCTTAGCCTTGTACTGCTTTGCCTTGTTTTTCTCGGTAGCAACTTCTGAATTGTTCTGATTAAGAAGATTTGTAATCTGTTCATCTGTTGCTTCTGGAAAAAGTTTTAATACATCTTCTCTTGTCATAATTACCTCCGTTAAACACACGCTTTTGTTACCGCAGGTCGCTCCTGCTGTGTTCTTCTGCTATTTACCGCATAGCTGCAAAATGTATAAAATAAAAGCAGCTACCGATTATTCGATAACCGCCTTATTTTGCTGATTATTATTAAGTTGATTAACTATCTCTTGTGCTTTTTGTTCTTGTGCTTCCACATCATCAATAGTCTTGTATATATTATCAAGATATGGTTTTGATAAAAGGAATGTCTTTTCTGCATCTCCCCATAAACCAACTGTCTTAATTGCTATAAGTGGATGTATGCCACTTTGAAGCAACACTGTAAGTGTCTGTGCTTTAGTGTACATATTGTCCTGCGGACTGTGATTTATTTGTACATCAAAATCTCTAACCGATAGTTTTAAGTCTTCTCCTGCAAGTCTTAGAATATTAAGAATTACTACCGCTAACCGCTTTTCGCACGATTTAACAATAGGGTCTTTCAGTTTTGCTCTTGTCTTAGAGAAATCCCATCCGTTTCTTAACTCGACCGCTCCTTGCGTATCT